GTGATGGGTGGTGGTTCTGGTCTACAGTATGCAGCATCTAATATCGTATTTCTCTCTAAGAGAAAAGAGAAAGATGGAACTGAGGTCATTGGTAACATCATTCATTGTAAGAACTTCAAATCAAGATTGACCAAAGAGAACAAAATGGTTGATGTTCTTTTGACTTATGATGCAGGACTTAGCAAGTATTATGGACTACTTGATCTTGCAGAAAAGTATGGTATAATTACTAAAGTATCCACAAGGTATGAAATGCCAGATGGTGCTAAAGTTTTTGGTAAACAAATATACAACGATCCAGAAAAATATTTTACAGAAGATATACTGAATAAGATAGACGAAGCCGCAAATACTGAATTTACATACGGAAAAGGAACTGATGCCGAATCTAGCCCCGAAGATACCACCGAAGAAGTTGAAGGATAACTGGTTTCACGTTTGTTCCAATCCAGAAGATCCAGAAGACAAGGGCCTTTGTATTCAAATAATCGAAGGTCCGTTTTGTCATGTCATAGTAAAATTCAAAAATTTTCAAACGTACACAAAACTGAACGAAGATGGTTCACTTGATTGTGATTATCAATATGATATATTACATGCACCTTCAAATATTTCAGATGATATTACAGATGAACAGGGTAGAATTTTTGAGAAAAAACTTGGTGAATCACTAATCGAACTTTTATGGGAAGCCGCAGAGAATGAGAACAGAAGCAGCAATACTGAAGAATCTAATACAGAATGAAGAATACACTAGAAAAGTTCTACCATTTCTAAAACAAGATTACTTCACAGAGAATGCAGACAAGAATCTTTTCAGTACTGTACATGAGTTTGTAAACAAATATAATTCACTCCCCTCAGAAGAGGCCCTTCAGATCGAAATGTCTGAAGTTAAAATGAATGAGGAAGAGTACAATGAATCTATTCAACTTCTCAAAGATATTCAAACAGATGCAGAAGATTACACAGACCTCAACTGGTTACTCGATAAGACAGAAAAGTTTTGTCAAGACAAGGCAATCTATAATGCAGTGGTTGAGTCAATCGGTATTTTGGATAATCCAAAGTCTGATCAAGATAAAGGAGCTATTCCTGAGATTCTTTCTGATGCCCTTAGCGTCAGTTTTGATCCTCATGTGGGTCACGATTATCTTGACGATAGTGATGATCGTTTCGATTTCTACCATCGTGTGGAAGAGAGGATTCCATTCGACTTGGACTACTTCAACAAGATCACAAAGGGTGGACTCCCACAAAAAACATTAAATATTTGTCTTGCAGGAACTGGTGTAGGTAAATCCTTATTCATGTGTCATGTTGCATCATCCTGTCTATCTCAGAATCAAAATGTACTTTATATTACATTGGAGATGGCAGAAGAGAAAATTGCAGAGAGAATTGATGCAAATATGCTTGATGTTGCAGTAGATGATCTACATGCATTACCAAAAGACCTTTATGATAGGAAAATAAATAATTTAAGGAAAACAACAAAGGGTAAACTGATAGTTAAGGAATATCCAACGGCATCAGCAAATGTAAACCATTTTCGTGCATTGTTGAATGAGTTGAACTTGAAGAGATCATTCGTTCCAGATATTATTTTTGTGGATTACATTAATATTTGTGCATCTTCAAGAATAAGGACAGGAGCAAATGTCAACTCTTACACATATATCAAATCCATTGCTGAAGAGTTGCGTGGATTGGCTGTGGAAAATAAGATCCCAATCGTATCGGCAACTCAAACGACACGATCTGGATATTCCAATACTGATGTTGGTCTGGAAGATACTAGCGAGTCTTTCGGACTTCCTGCTACGGCGGATCTTATGTTTGCGATTATATCTACTGAACAGATGGAAGAACTCGGACAGATAATGGTCAAACAATTGAAGAATAGATATAATGATCCAACTGTAAATAAGAAATTTGTTGTGGGTATAGATAGAGCCAAAATGAGACTTTTTGATGTAGACCAATCTGCTCAAGATGAGTTGGTTGATAATGGTCAGGAAGATGACACACCATCTTTTGATGTAGCAACTGGTGGTAAATTTAAAAAACGTGATTTCACAGGGTTTGATTATGAATAGAGCACAAAGAAGGGCCGAACAAAGAGCCAAGAAAAAACAAGGAATTGACCAACAATCTATTGAGGTAGAATTTATACAACCTTGGTCTGATGTTTTGATGAAAACAAAATTGTCAGATGAAGTTCTTGATGGGATGCTCGACATCACTGAACAGATTCTTCAAGATCCAGATCGTAAAAATTGGGGAGATAATCTTGCTGGTCAGATTGCGGATGAACCTCTGATTCCTCATCAAATGATGATGGATTATGAGATTGGTAAAGGTGGAAACGTATTCAATTGGCTCATGAATTGTGTAGGAGAATATGTAAAAGCTTGTACTAGACAACAGGCCACTAATACAGATTACGATAAAGTAAAAGATATAGAATGGTTGACTCAAATGAAGAGTGCATGGGTTGTAAGTCAATGGGAAGGTGAATATAATCCAATTCATATTCATACAGAGTGTTCACTTTCTACAGTGATGTATCTGAAAGTGCCTGAGTTTTTACCATCTACAAAACCAGAACGTGACGATGATGGTTGTATTATGTTTATTGGGGCAGGTCACCAGAATGCAAGATTGACTCGTAATATTGTCAAACACAAACCAAAAGTGGGTGATTTCTTCATATTTCCTGCTCATCTTCAACATTGTGTATATCCATTCAAGACAGAAGATGATCAAGAAAGAAGGAGTGTTTCATTTAATGCCGATTTCATTGCGAAACATGAATTTGAAAAACAACAACAAATGGTACAACAACAACAGCAACAACAAGCCCCACCAAAACCATTGGCTGGAGCCCCAGAAAAACTAACCATTAATACGGATAACTTGATTCCATAATGGAAAAGATGGGTTCAAAGGGTGGTGCAGATGTCATAGATCGGCCACCCAAAAAGAAAAGACAACCACCAAAACCACCAAGGAAATTCAAAGTCATTTATCACAACGATGACTTCACTCCTATGGAATTTGTGGTTTGGACTCTTCAGGCATACTTCAATAAGAGTGAGGTTGATGCAAACTCTACTATGATGGAGATACACAAATTGGGTGCTGCAGTTGCAGGTATCTATGACTACCAGATTGCGGAACAGAAAGTACATGAGGTCATGGAATTGGCCCGAGAAAATGATTATCCTTTGAAAATTACTGGTGAACCAGAAGATGTCTAATGTAGTCGATCTATCAACGTATAGAAAAGAAAAGAAAGAAAAGAAGAAACAATTTTTCCCCCCTCTGACCTTTGAGCCAGGAAAATACTACATCTATCCAGAGTTAGGTGTAATGGTTCATTGTATCCTACTCACAGATAAATTCCACACACAAAAAGATCCTGTCTATATCATGGAAGACCAGTTTGGTAACATCTTCGGCGAACAGATGGTTGAAGGTGTTACTGTAGGTTGGCATGACCTATCCCCAGATGTATTCATAGAAACTGCCGAAAAGATTAGTAAAGATAACGAACCAGAGCCACCCAGGGCTGTTTGATTATAAATATTGTAGGTACTTGTAACCTTTTTTGGAGTTAGAATGGGCACTTATAGACAAATATTAGAATCTTTGAGATTATCAGAAGAAAGACCACAAAATCCAAAGCCGGGGGATATTTGGAAAACTAGGGATGGGGGTTTTAGGGGAGTAAATCAATCTGGAAATCCTAAAACATTTCAAGATATAGATAAGACTAAAGCATATGTTACCACTAAGGATACTCCAAAAGACAAACCAAAGGAAAAGTCAAAGACAGGAACAACAGGATATAAAGGGGATAAAGATAAATCACTCGATGATGTGGATACATCAAACTCTCCAACTTTTACGGAAGACATAGATCCATCAGATGAAAAATATGAACCACCCAAAGGATTGGCAAATCCAGTTCCTCCGCCTCCATTCAAAATGCCAGAAATTAAAAGTAGAAAATTTCCAAAGAAATATTTGAAGGCCATAGAGAGAATGATGAATACAACAAAAAGTGGTGAAAAACCAATTACCCAAGATTTTATAAAAGGTGTTGGCGCAGGTCAAGCAGGATCTCAAGCTGGAGAAATATTGTCTCTAATGGCGACTGGAATGGATAAAGAAGAGTGGGATAATGTGAAGAATAGTCTATTAGAATATGAATCTGCATTGATAAAACAGCCAGGAAATGAAAAATTGAAAAATCCAAAGAAAAGAATTATTGATAAATCATGGATTGAAGCTGCAGACAATAATAGATTGGCAATAGAAAGACAAGTTGAGGGTATGTATGGTAAGGGATCTAAAATACTCAATACTGGATGGGATGTTGAGGCAGATGTGGAAGCCCTGGGATGGAAAGGAAAATATAATGAAGCCAAAGGTTTTTCAACTGATATGTATGCAAAAGTACAAAAACCAGATGGTTCAATAGTCATGCATGAACCATCTTTGAAAAAGGATGATAGAATTAATTTCATAAACAAAACAACTGGGGCATTCAAGGAATGGTTAGATGGAAAAGTGCCAAAAGAGTTAGACCCACAAGTGCTGGCCACTAAAGAAGAAAGTAGATTAAAAGCTAAAGACCCAGATAAAGTCAGAGAGATGGCAAAAAAAGAACCTCTCAAGTCTTATATGGCTAAAAAGAAATTTAAAATCGAACAGGTTTTAGATCCAACAAGTGGTTCAGGAAATACCAGACATAAAAAGAAAGCGGCATTCATGGCTATGAATATGATGGCTGGTGCCCCAGAGTTTGGTTATCAAGAAACTGGACCAAATAAAGGAAAAGTATTACTTTCAGATCCACCAACCAAAGAGCAGTTGGCAGTACAAGAACATATTAAAGATGTAAGAGACTATTGTGATAATGCCACTAGAGAAATTGCAAATCCACCACCAAACCCTTTAAGAGAAGGGATGTTAAAAGCCAT